TATCAACTTGTCCTCCGTTAGTTGAATATTGAGTCTGATTTAGACATATAGTTTAGCATCTTACTGTTTCTTTCGACAACAGTTTTGTTTGTGCTACTGACATTTTGTGGGTGGGATATCCAATGTGTAACTGCATTGTATAGACCCCATTTATTTGTGCCAATAGAATGTTGATAGTCTGACCAGTGATGCAATAAGTTTACATATTGTGTTTCGTTACGATACTTACCATCAACTGTTGGTTTTGGTGTGTAAGTTAACGCACTAAACAATCTGTCTGCATCATCTTGAGTAACTTTGGTATTGTACCAATCACGATATCTTTGTTCATTGTTCTTGAACAAGGACACTGATTCTTTGATGTGATCAAACTGATAGTTGAAGATGCCATTATGTTTCTGTCTGTAGTAAGCAATCTTATCTGCTGTAGTACAACCATTGAGACACCATAGTCTTAGACCATTGGCTTCAATCATGACTGACCACATACCATTGTAAGAGTTACGTAGCACAATCTGAAATGCAATGTAATCTTGTTGTGCAGGATCTTTGAATGATATGTTCTTGGATATCAATCTTGCTTCCATCATTGAGCCTGACTCTAAAAGCTGCACTTGAAATATGTAATCACTATCAAGCTCCATCATCATCTCACGAACTGGATCAATGATACGATCATGTGTGACAGGTCTGTATTGTAATGAATGACTACCCATGTATTCATTAGTATCAGTTCTGATAATCATTTGTTTATCAGGGCAGTCTATATCATGTATGATACCTTCATCATTGAAGATACCTTGCATTGGTATTGACTTGATAGGAAACCAATACTTTGCAGGTTGGTCTACCATTGTCGCTAGTTTAGTCATATGGTTCATGTTTACCTCCGTGTTAAACCATTGGGTTAAATGCTACTAGACAATAGATCATAGTAACAAATGAAATGATACAGAGTAATATCCATATCAAATAGATTATAAAAAAGTTATCCATCTTACTTACTCTTTAGTCTAGCAAGACGATCGTTAATCTTTTGGATACCATACATAGCTACACATACACCAAATGTATATGCGGCTATGAATACATATATATATTCATCGCCACCTGAATACTCATATAGAAACATGAGTGATAGCATAACTAAAATAGTACCAAAGATTATGCACAATGTATTTATCATTTTGATTCTCCATTTTGAAATGATGATTTGAAATGATGACACGAAATGTGTCGACCAAGCAATTACTAACTTGAGTTGTATTCTCCCATGACCCGCACCCATGTGTGGGATTAGGTACACCAACCCAGAGTATGAGAAGGAATCTCATGTCATTGTCGAGCTTCGCACGGCGAGAGAATGACTCATTGTTAGTATAAAAAAAAGAGGTAGAGAATAAATCCCTACCTCAGTATAGATGTTAAGCCTTGTGTTTGATAGGCTTTGATGCTTCTTTTATAGCATCTCTCAACATATCTTCAGCTTTGTTGGCTGATATTTTGCATATGTTTATATCAAGTCCAATCTGTGGATAGTCCTTGAATGCTGTGTCTACTCTTGACTCGAAGTCTTTTTGTTGTTCAAGAGATCTGCCTGATTTTCTTGCTCTGATCTTGAGCATTGCATCAGATGCAGAGTTCTTCATCTTTGAACCAGAGTTCATAGATCCAAGAGTAGCAGGGTTGAAGATACTGTCGAGATGTTTGTCGTGTTTGTCGACACCTTCCCATGGGGTATCTAGTATAGCTTCATAGATTTGTCTGAATAGGTTCATCTCCATCTCAGCATTGGCTATGTTAGCTTCATTCTGTTGGAAGATAGATGTACCATTAGATTCATCTGCATACCAGTCTTTGCCATTCTCGAGTTCTTTCTCGATAGTATCGGCACGTTGTATAGCTTTTTGATATGACTTCTCAGCTTTAGCAACGTAGCCACCTAGTCTTACGATAAGAGATACATTCCAGAACGGATTGTCTTGACCAGTATCTGTTACTTCAGAAGGTGCAGAACTGTATCTCTTACGTTTTGACTCAGGCTCAACCTCGTCAAAGTTGAAGTTGTTGATGAACATCTCAACGATATCAGAGTTGCCTTGATCTAAGGCTACCTGAGTAGGGTTAGATGTTATTTCTGTAGTCGTAGGTTGTTTAGTATTTTTTGACATATTAATATCTCCTATGTATGTCGTTAATGTTTGACCTTGTGGTCGGCGAAATGAAACAAAATCATATCATGAAAATGTCGCATTGTTCGTAGGGTCTTACCTTTGCTCTCGGACGAGGTCAATCGATTACCCAGCAGGAAAAAGTAATACCTCGTAGAGCATTACTTTTTACAAAGGGTCTGGGAAAAAAAGACCACTGTACTTTTTTTGTCTAATCGCTTTACCTTGTCGGCTTGTTAGGTTTCATTAGGATAGAATGCCTACACAAGTCTTTTGTATAGCCTCGTTCTGCATTCTATTCTTAGGAAACATTATAAGTGAGAGTAAAGTAAAACCCGAAGGATAATCTATGCGACATTTCTCATGATATGATTAGCTCCGAATAGCTTTGAGTTGGCGAGTCTGTGCCAACTCATTGCCAGTAGAACACTGGTAATGTGTGAACATCTAATGGTTTGCAACTTTTAGTTAAAGTTGATGCCGAGGTGTTGCACGTCCGTCAAGGTGTGTTCTGTTGACGAAAGGTAGAATAACGTAATGTAGGCATGACGAATGTCTTGCTGTAATGTAGTTCTTCTACCCTAAGCCTTGTCGCAACGGAAACCCCCGAGGTATTCTGAGATGTAAGTACCACCGAGTTTGCTCTTGCATACGAGGAGATGCAAGTAATATGTAAATGTAATGTACGTTATCATCATCATATCCTGACCGAGTTGTGGTATAAAAAAGCATATTCTGTAAAGTGTGTCAAAATGGTAGCTTTGATCTGAATCCCCACCCTTGGGATTCAGCGAAGCAAAGCACCATGCCACTTGTTTTGATACTCTTTACAGAATATGCTCTGCGTGTTTGTCAATGGAATCAAGGACTTATAAATGCCCTTGACAAGCGATTTGTTCGTAGTTTACAAAAGGGGGGTAAGGGGGGATCTCTTGATAACACAGCAAAGAATTACGAAGAAACAGAAGTTACTGGTTGATACGATAGTAGCAAATGGTTGCAGTGTAAAAAAGGCTAGTGAAATAGCAGGTTACGCAAAGGGTGAATCAGGAAGAGTGACAGCCAGTAAGACTTTGAGGTTGCCACATATACAAGAGTATATGCAACAAAGGGTGAGAGAAAGTATTGGACTGAATGCTACGAAAGCCTCGAATAAGATGCTAGAGCTAAGTCAATCGGCTAAGAGTGAGTACGTACAGCTTGAAGCTAGTAAAGACATACTGGATAGGGCAGGGTATAAACCTATAGAGAGAAGTATGAACTTAGTTAGTGGTAACATACAAGTAAGTATAGATTTGACATAGGTGTTTGTTTAGGATTATGCTTAGCATGGCAATGAGTAATAGTAGGGGTGTGGGGTAAAAGTCGGTGCAGTACTACAACACAATCACCCTTACAAACATTAATAGCTAAAAAGGTTCGATATGGCTAAGACACCTGCATGGCAAAGAAAAGAAGGCAAGAATCCTAAAGGTGGATTAAATGCTAAGGGTCGTGCCAGTTATAAAGGTGGCACACTGAAGCCACCAGTTAAGAGTGGTGACAATCCCAGACGAGCAAGTTTCTTAGCTAGAATGGGTAACATGAAAGGACCTGAGAGAGATGCTAAAGGCAAACCTACTAGATTATTATTATCGCTTCGTGCATGGGGTGCTTCGAGTAAAGCAGATGCTCGTGCAAAGGCTAGAGCGATTACTAAACGAAATAAGGCAAAAAAGAAACGAGCATGAGTTCGTACAAATAAAATCAGCAAAGGAGAAAGTTATGCCCTATCACTCAATGAAGAAATCCCCAATGAAGAAAAAAGCTAATGGTGGTGGTCTTACTAAAAAGCAAAAGACTTTACCAAAACAGCTACAACAAAAAATTATGAAAGCTAAAAAGAAAAAGTAATGGCAAAGAGTAGAGTCAACGAAGCAGGGAACTATACCAAACCATCTATGAGGAAAGCATTGTTCAATAGGATCAAAGCAGGTACGAAAGGTGGCAAGGCAGGACAGTGGTCTGCTCGTAAGGCACAGATGTTAGCTAAACAATATAAAGCAAAAGG